AGGGCGAAACGTGGGAGCCGCGTCGGACGAAATCGACGCCAGAGCGAGTTGGCGAGCGACTGAAAACGCAGTTACCCCGCGGCATTGTGCCAGTCTGGGGCCGGCTGCTCACCGTAACCATTGACCAGCAAGCGGCAGAGGGCGGCTACCGCCTCTGGGTTGTCATGGCTCACGGTGCCGACTGGCGTAGTCACGTCGTGGACTACGGCCTCACGCAAACGCTGGATGAAATCTGGCAAGCCACAATCTGCCGGGCTTACGAACACGAGGACGGCGGCAACTCTATGCGGCCTCACGCAGCCGCGGCAGACTCCGGCTGGGACACCAAAGCGACTTACGATTTTGCCAACAGACACGACGGCTTTCTTGCCATCAAGGGCGCCAACCACGACCTCGGCGGCAAGCCTTACAGGCTATCCTCAGTGCAGGAAGGCGACCACGCAGGGCAAACACTGCTGACGGTCGCGACGGACTTCTGGGAAACTGACCTGCAGGCCCGACTTGACGACCGCACCCCGACAGATCCGGAAAGCCTGAGTATCTGTGCCGGGGCGGATCGGGACATGGAATTCCTTGAACAGCTCTGCAACGCCACGCTGGGCGACAAAGTGGACACGCGAGGCAACGCCAAACTGCTCTGGGTGAAGAAAAACGAATCAGCCCCGAACGACTTTCGTGACGCTATTCGCTACGGGCTGGCATTGGCAGTATGCTATGCAGAAGAGAACGGCGGGTTTCCGGCACGATCAGAAATCAAGACTCAAAGGACCGTGGTAAATGCAGGCGAGACACGAAGCGACGGGAGGCCCTGGATTGAGTAAGTCACAGAAGCAGCGGCCAGCAGCCGCGACCGCACAGCCGCAACACCAGCGGCCAGCCGTCGAGTTGCCACCGACCACGCAGGGCGAAGAAATTGAGGTTCACCGACGCTGCCCGATTTGCTGGGAAGGCCGTGGCGGCTACGGGTTGGCCTATTCCACGCAAGGCAAGACCCGGTACTACCGCTGCTGCAAATCCGCTAAGCCCGGGCTGGGGCCGTGCGGGCATACGTGGACTGTCCGCGTGCAACTTGAAACTATCGTGATTCAGCATCGGGTAGTGAGTCTCGATGGCGAGCGATGACCTCTGGTAAAGCTGGTATGTGATTTTCGGGGTACTGCCGCACAATGGCGGCATGGCATCACCGCAAGAAATTTTAGAGGCAACTGAGCAGGCTATTCTGGACTGCCTGAAGGCGCAGGATTATTCCATCGCCGGGCGCAGGAAGCAGATGGCGCAGCTCCGCGACCTGCGCGAACTCAGGCAGCAACTCAAAGACGAGATCAGCGCTGGTAGCACCAGTAGCGGCGGCATGGCAACCCTTCTCTCGCTTGGGGAGCCTTCGCTGTGAACATCCTTGACCGCGTCATTGGCTTTTTTAGCCCTGAGGCTGGCGTCCGCCGTGCAGCGGCCCGGGCAAGCCTGCAGCAGATCAACCAACTGATCGGCACGCCAAACGGTCCTTACGCGGCGGCAAATCGCCACCGACTCAACGCACGCAACCGAATCGTTTGGCGTGAAAACGACGTTGACACGTCGCGTGCCCAAAGCCTGCGGGCGGACTCGTGGCAGTTGTACCGGGACAATCCGAACGCACGCAAAGTGGTTCGCACCATCGTTGCCAAAACCATCGGACGGCACGGCATGCAGCCTGAATCGCTGGCCATGAACGCCGACGGCACGGCGAATATTGCCTTCCGTGAAAAGGCACAAGAGTTGTGGGCGCGGATTCAATCCGGCTTCGACCTTCGCGGTTTGCCCGGAAAGGGTGGGCAAACCTTTGCTGGGTTGCAGAAACTGGCCTTGCGCAATGTTATTCTCAGCGGCGACGTTCTTTACCGGCTGCAGCCAATCAGCGAGCAGAAACAGCAAGCTCACGATCTTCCCGTGCCGGTTGCCCTGCAGCTCATTGACACCTGCCGACTGGCGGACGAATCCGAACTGGTAGCCGAAGCGGTTCCTGAGGGCAACACGGTTTTCCGCGGTGTCGAATTGAATGAACTCGGCGAGCGTGTGGCTTATCACATTCGCGTTCAGCCGCCCTACGCTTCAGCGAATCAGACGGGCGCCGTGAAGCGGTTTGGAATCGCAGAGATCGGGCACCTGTACATCGAAGACGATATTGACCAACTTCGCGGTCTGCCGTGGTTTGCTGCCGCACTTATCAACATGCGGGACACCAGCGACCTCAACTACAACGTCCTCAAAGCCTCGGCGATGGCGGCATGTTTCGTTGGCAGTTACAGCAAGCCCACAGGGGCAACTCGCGTCGGTTTGTCACAGTCTGCAACGCCGGTCCACACATCACCAGACGGCTCCGACCTGACCGACGCGGACGGCAACACGATCACCAAAATTCAACCTGCCATGCTCATCAACACGGGCAAGGATGGCAAATTTGAGTTGCACAGTCCGAATCAGCCAAACATGAATCCGGAGGGCTTCGTCCAGCATTTGCAACGGCAAACCGCCGGAGCCATGCCAGGGGTAAAGTCTTCTACGATCACAGGTGACTATCGCAACAGTTCATTCAGTTCGGAGCGGTCAGCAGACAACGACGCATGGCCCGAATTGCATGACGTTCAGGAGTGGTTTGCGTCGTCTTTTTGCCAGCCCATCTACGAAAGCCTGATTCGGGCTGCAGTGCTGGCCGGATTCTTCGACGGCATCATTTCCGCGGCTGAGTTTCAAGCCAGCCCGGGGCGGTTTTCTGCTGCAAACTGGCAAGGCCCGGTGGCTCTTTCGATCAATCCAACAGACGACGCGAAGGCCGCTTCGCTGCGGATCAAAGGCGGTCTCAGCTCACTGCAGATGGAGTGTGCAAAACAGAATGTAAACTGGCGAACCGTCATCGACAACATTGCAGAAATGCGTGAAGTGGCGGCGGCCAGAGGCATCCCGGAAGTCGTGATGAACAACATCCTCGGCGTTGACCCGCAGGCGCTCACGGCAATGGCCACTATCGAACAAATGGAAGACGTTGGCAGCGAGACCGCTGACGAAAACGAAGAAGAGGTGAGCAATGTCTAAGCGTTCGCAGGCCCTTGCAAGACCGATGTCAGACCCTGGGTTTCGCTCGCTGGAGGTCCGCGCAAAATCATTCCGCGAGGACGAAAGATCCGTCGAAGCAGTTATCAGCACCGAAGCCCCTGTGCTCATGCCAGACTGGTCCCGCGGCGAGCTGGTGCCGGAAGTGCTGCTGGCCCGTGGCGCGGAGTTCCCGAAGAGTCGGCAGATTCCATTCCTCGACTCACACAACCGATCCAGCATCAAAGACCAGTTGGGCAGCGCTCGAAACATCACAGTAGGTGATGGCAACATCACTGCAACGCTCATGTTCTCGAAGGCCGCCCAGGCCGAAGACGCGATGGCAGGCGTTCGCGAAGGGCACATCACAGATGTTTCTGTCGGCTATGACGTTTTGAAACGCACATACATTGCCGAGGGGCAAACCAAAACAATCTCCGGCCGTGAATTCACAGGTCCGGTAAACGTCGTGACGAAGTGGCGGCTGCGGGAAGTCTCGTTGACTCCCATCGGTGCAGACGCTCAGGCAAAGCTGCGAGGGCTCGACCCGGCAGCGGTCAGGTTTTCGCAAGAGGGATTTGAAATGAATCAGGAACTCCGCGCTTTGCTGGTGTCGCGTGGCATGCCAGCCGAATTCAGTGACGATCAGGCCCAGCGGTGGCTTGTGGACAACGCCAGCAAGTTGGCAGCGACTCAGCAGCCGCCTCCGGAGCCAACACGTGCAGCTCCTGTGCAGCCGACTGCCCCAGCGCTCACCGCTGATGATGTCGCTCGCATGATCGCCGAAGGCACCCGCAAGGCGCTCGAGGCTCAGCATCAGGCCCGCACGGCATTCGAGACTGAAGCCCGCGGCCTGTGCGAACTGGCTGACATGGCCGACGAATTTGACGCGGTCCGCGGCTTCAGCGACGTCAACGCCGTTCGCGAGCATTTGAAGAAGGCGAAGGCCGAACGCTCCGCCTCAATTCCATTCGGCG